ATGAACTTCATAAGGTCTTGCATGAAGCAGCGGTTAACATACAATATATCCTGCCGGAATTCAAAGAAAATAAAATCGAATAATTATAATTAATGAGTAGTATGGCTGACGTAAGAAAACTTGCACCGTTTATTCTGAAATGGGAAGGCGGTTTTGTAAATGACCCTGACGATTTGGGAGGGGCTACCAATATGGGGGTGACTATCGGAACCTATGAGGCATATTGCCGAAAGAAAGGATATTCCAAGCCTACAGTTGAAAGATTGAAAAATCTCACAAAAGAGGAATGGACGGAAATCTTGAAAACCATGTACTGGGACAGATGGAAGGCTGATGAGATAAAATCGCAATCAGTTGCTGATATATTGGTTGATTGGGTCTGGGCATCCGGTGCGCACGGAATTAAGATTCCTCAACGTTTGCTTGGTGTTAAGGTGGATGGCATTGTAGGTCCCAAGACCATTGCCGCGGTAAATGCCAAGAATCCGCGTGAGTTGTTCGACATGATCAAGATTGCACGGTTTGATTTCATTGAAGATATTTGTCATCAGCGTCCGACCAATAATAAATTTAAGAGAGGCTGGATGAACCGTATCAATGATATAAAATTTGAGAGATGAGACAAAGAATCTATATATGGATTGCGGTAGTGATAGTGCTTTTATTTGTCTTTTCGTGTAAGACCAGATATGTTCCTGTGGAGATCAAGACAACGGAAACAGTGGAAGTACATGATACCACCATAACAGAAAGACTGGTCCCATACAAAGATAGTACTGCGACACGTGACACTGTATCTTTTCTTTCCAACCCTTATGCGTACAGCTGGGCTAGATATTCAGGTGGAATATTGCAACATTCGCTGGGAATATGGCCAAATTCGGTACTTATAGTAACTGTACCTCATTATATGACGGTAACCAAGCGAATCGAAGTACCTAAAATTGTAGAGGTGGAGAAAAAATTAAACTGGTGGCAAAAAACAAAAATAGAGATAGGTGAATGGTCTATGATAATGAATATATTGCTTATATCTATGATGATTGTCAGATGGTTAAGAAAAAAAAGGAGGTGCCCGTAATTTATAGATTGTATTTTTTTCAATTCAGTCTTTCGTTATAACAAAAATCTTCGGCGGTCCGGATTGTAAGAAAAGGACCGCACGCTCCTTATCAGGTAGAAGTCGCTAAGGAGAAACAATACGTCGGAACAAGAATTGTTTTGCGGTCCCAGACTGCTTAACAATTTTCCGACGTATTTTGTTTATCCAAACAGTGATTATATGAAAAGTGATGAAATATATAAGGATGTATTGCAGGTTGTCGCTTCAGTGACGGGAATATCTGAAACAGGTATTATACATAGCAATAAAGAAGAGTGTGCGAATGCCAGATATCTTCTTGTGCGTTATTTAGCCAAGATTTTCTCTGACACGGAGATAGCGTCATTGACTAACAGAACCAAACAGGCTGTCGGCTCGATGCGGCGTAATGCTAAAAAACAAAGGGTATGGATTGTGGAAAACAATTGGAAAGAAATAGTAAACAAACTGGAAAATAAATATTTTATCTGCAAGTAATTTATTCCGTAATTTGCCTTTGCGGTCAATATTGACCGTGATATGTAAAATCATAATTATGGATAATATTACAGGTATGAGCATACAGGAGTATGCTGCAATGCGAGAGCTTGAATGTGAGCACAAGAAGGGATGGGGATCAACCACCGCCTTATGGGTGATTGCTGCTGTCATTGTCATTGCGTTTTTTGTTTATAGCTGGCATAATAGCTGCAACGAGCGTACTCAGTTTGCGGTTGGTCTGGCTAACTTGACAGGACGTGTTAACTGTATGGAGCCTGATGTACGCTGGACCGGACAGCAGTTGTACGCTGCAAATGGTGCGATTTCCGCAACAGTGCAAGGTGTTGGAGATATGAAGGCGAACTTCGGTGACCAGTTGTTCCAGCTGAACCGCGAGGTGTTCTACGACAATGGACACGGATGTGGAAGAAATCGGAATAATTGCGGTTGCGGATGTGGCGGACGTGAGTTCAACCAGCGTTCAACCTATAACCTTGCTTCCACGCAGGTTACAGTAGACGAGACTTGCCGTAGTTAAGTTTTAGAGGGTGGTATTCCACCCTCATTTTATTTAATTTTTAAAAGATGAGGATATGATTTCAAAAATAGGAATAAGACAATTTGCAGTAGAACAGGCTGTAGCTATAATGGGGACTGGTACACCGCAGAAGGATGTGGTTGCGAAGGCAGCGGAAATTGAGGCTTATGTTGTCGGTGAGGCTGACATACCGGAAGTAAGCAATGATACGGATACCATTAATGATATCATGGGTAATGCCATGCAGATGATTAATGGGATATCCGGAACTGAGATTCCTGTTGAGGAAAAATCAAAAAAAAGTAAATGATGGGATTTTCCATGTTTCAAACTAAGAAACCGCAAACGGAGTTGAAGTTTACAACAAGGGCCGAGGCGTTTAGTTATATGCTAATGTATATGACAGAGGAGAAACATGCCGAACCGCTGGAGGCGGCACAGAAAGCCAATGAGTTTGCGGATATCTTTGCCAGAAACATGGGTATCCCTCTTAAGATTGAGCCGGAGCCACAGGGGGTGGATAAATACCTGTCAATGGCTACCAAGATAGCAAACTATATAGAAGAACATCCTAAGGTGGTTGAATACGGCGTTCCGGCTTTGACATTCGTAGCCGGTCTGTTCACCGGGAAAAAAGTGGAGCAGGTCAATGATAACATGTATGGCCAGCGTTCGGCACCGTCTCAACCACAGGAAGAGATAGATTTTGATAAAATACCTGATTGATTATGGCATTAAGGAAATTATATATTGTGGTGGATTGCGAGAATGACGAGCAGAAGGAAGCTGTTCAGACCGCATTCAACGAATTGTCTAATACGCGGGCTTTGACCAGCCGGACGGTTATCAGCATGTATCCGTTTTTCAAAAAACATCGTGATGATCTGTTTGAGTTGTTCAATATGGTCAAGACAGGCGGTGTCAAATCGTTGTTGTCTGTAAGAGGTGGAACATTGATTAATAACTTGAGAAAGGGTTGATTATGAGAGTGGAAGGCAAATGTATAGGTGATTGCAGCAAATGCCAGTTGCTGGCAAATGGTGAGGTGGATATGATTCCGTGCATTCTTGACCAGATTTTTATCCGGACAAGGAAAATCGAGAAAGAAAACGCTTTTATCAGGAGAAGTCTTGATTCCATGATGCAGGACAGAAATACAATCCAACTTGCCGGTTTGAGTGATAACGAAGATAAAACAGATTGATTATGAAGTATACATTCAAAGAAATGTTGGACGATGCGAAAAGGGCGGGTCTGACAAGTGACAAGGTCATGATGCGCAGTGTGGAAAGCATGAGCGAGCTTCTGTGCCTTGTGAAGGAAGAACATCCGGAACTGTACTGGAAATTTATGCGTGAGCAACATGGAATCATGTATGGTAATCATTACAATGAAGCTTTTGCGATGTTTGATGTCGGCATGATGAGGTACATTGATAGGGATGGAAAGAAATGTGAGGGTGCGCACTGGACGGCGGAACAGATAGAGGCAAGTACCCGGATGATGGGATTTCCGGCTGGAACTACGAAATGGGACAAGTATGTGGCGTTCAATGCCTTTTATTCCGATCTTTGCACAGTTTATAATGATGAACAGATCATTAAAGGTGCTCATAAGTTCTATTTTGAGGATCAGGACTGGGGGGACACAACAAAGATTTGGGATTATGTGTATTGCAAGAATGCAATGGTCTGATTCTTTGTAACAGACGGTTTGTGCTTATCAAAAATCGAACCGTCTGTTTTTGATAAGCACTATGATTCCAGTTTTTCCCGTATTTCCTTCAGAAGCCGGAAAGAGCCTGCCATCTTGTAATTCCCAAGATTCTGTTCTGCCTGCATTATAAGGCTTTCTACTGTCAGAGGGAGGTCGGGAGAAAATGAGGATTTGTTGATTTGCAATGTTTTAGGTAATTCTCTCGTATTAAACCATTCCACCATTTCCCTTAATTCTTCCTCTGAGTAAGCTTCATGTGTTTTTGCATTTTTCATAATGATCTTGTTTTTGATTTCCGCAAAGATACGAAATTGAAAGCAAATCACAATTATTCTGTATTACTTGTAGAAGATTCAGGAGTGTGTGAACGTATCAAGGATCTAGCTATTGCAAATTCAGATTCCGCACCGGTATTTTCATTTATTGAAATATGATAGAGACCGGCTGCATAATATGCCAATGCTCCTGCATATTTGTTATGAAGGTTGATTTCTCCGTTTTCTGAGATTGAAGGAGTTGGAATATACCTGAGACTGTATCCCCCCTGTTCTTTTACTGCATGGGCAATGATTGACCTCATGGTATCGTTGGTGATGAATGCTACCGGTATTGAGGGACCATTACCTACACCGGGAGCTGATGAATATTGTGCGCTGTATAGTGGCGAATTGTCCGGATATAACATAGTGACCGGATATCTCCACCCAGTCAGGTTCACACTGACAAGCCTGATATAGTCCGCAGGTATTTTTATGTAGGCAAAAAACAAACCGTCAGGACGTTTCTCGAATGAGATTGAGGATGAATCTGTCATTTCCGAAGCTTCGGCCATCACCCCTTCGTCATTCATCAGTGCGAGTAGCGCGAGTCTGATGAACTCTTTTAATGCCTCATCGGTCTCAATCGTGAAACAGTCTTCTTCTGTCGCACTCTCATTGATGATTGTGCGTAAAGTCTTTAGTATATCTTTGACAGGTATCATGAGGCTTAGTCTAATGGATAATTGGGAAATTGTATGCCGTGTTCTTTGCATAATGAGGACAGAGCCTCCTTATTTCCACATTGCGAGCGCGGTACTTTGAATCTGACCTCAAAAAAATCCTTCGCTTCAAGGAATGAGGTCACATTTTCAATATCCTCTTGTATGTCTCTGTCTTCTTGAATGCCTTTTTCTTTGGTCGGTTCTGCGCTTTCGGATTCTTTTTCTTCCTGCTTAGAAGATGCCGGAGGAATATAGGTGCACATCCGCTTTCCAAGGATACTGTATCTTTGTTTTACCTCTGTTTCCTGTAATACGGAATTTACGTCATTTTCGTCATGTATTACATCTTCATCTTCTTCTATTGTTTCGGTAATGCGTCCTTCCCGATACCATTTGTGCGCCCTGATTTTCTCAGCCAGTTCTCTATCCGTTGTATGATAGGTTGATTTGCCACGGAAAAAAGCGGAGAAGTTGACGTACATCATCCGTCCGCAGTGAATGACTGCAAATGATAGTGAGGAGCTCGCAACGAATTTATAAAGTTTCTTCATACATTATTAATAATGATGAGGTGGATTTCTCCACCTCTGATGATGATTAAGGTTCTATTATACAGTCTGGGATTTAGGAACCGGAATCTCAACATATTCCGGAATGGACAGACGCGCGTGGGCATCTGGGAATCCAAGTGTCCAGCAGGAGAACTCCTGCATGACAACAGCGTCACTGTTACTTATGAACAGTTCTTTCAGATTGTATGTGCTGCGCTCCCAGTTCTGGAATACCCATTTGTCAAGATATTCAGGATCAAGAGAGAAACCTCTTCCGTTGAATCCCCAGGCGTTGAACAGGTCATGGCGGTAAAACAGAAGTTTTGTTCCCATGCTTTCGAATGACTGGAAGTCAAGTCTCCATTTGTTGTAGTCACGTTCCGGCTCGAAGATACGTGTGCGGTTGTTGGTCTTGATCTTGCATAATGCCGCATAGATGGTATTGTCAACAAATACAAGTTTTGTGCGGCTTCCGTTACCGGCACCTTCAATGATGCGTCCTACAAGGTCTACAAGCTCATCCTCCGAGATTACATATTGCTGCACATATTTTCCTTCTTCCACCACAGGATTTCCGGCAGAGTCAAGCACTTTTTCCCAATGTCCGATTTCAAGGTCTTTTCCGGCGCGGTACCAGATACCTTCACAAGTATATACATTGCCTTGTCCGTTCACTGCACGTTTGCTCTTGATTCCGAACAGTCCGGAGGCTTCCATACCGATACGCATGTCTTCCATTGCCATCCGTTCCACACGTGTGAATGACCATTCCACCTCGGTCTTACTCAACCGGTCATAGATAGTCTGCTCTACCTGCATGATAAAACGCTGGCAATATTGTTCGTCCGGTGATGGAAGCTGGTAATACCTTCCTGTAGACACATCCTTTTCAGCGGCCGCGCGCCCCATTCTTAGAAGGACGGTACCCTTTGCAAGGGTCGGAATAAGATAAGGATTCTTATTGTTTGATTGTTTTCCGTTTACGGCATAGACAAGCGGAAGGTTGGTCTCACTGTTGATTGCGTGCACGCGCAGCATCAATGGGTGTTCAGGATCCACTTCATCGGTACCGGATTTGTAACCGGAAACAAACGTTCCGTCAGCGTTCAGGACAAGAAGCGTATCCATTGCGCCCACAATGTTATTATCCTCCAGTTCTATCGCTTTCGGAGTCTCGGTAGTCATGGCTTCAAGCTGCTTGGCAAGGGTAGCCCGTAGCGGACGCTGTCCGACACTGTAGTACTTGATTACGATGCTGTCCGATTTGTTTGTCGCCCCATGGCGCAGAATCTGATCAATAGGCGTGCCGGTAAACTTCATCTCGACAATTGTCTTGTCGATCTGCTTCACGTACCATTCCGCGTCCATGATTTTCTCGTTCTTTGTTACGGAACTTTCCCCGCCTACTACCTTTCCGCCATCCCCTAGATCCTGGACTGAGCCTCCGTCCGAAACATCGGCGGCACATGCATAACCTCCCCCGGTCGCTCCGGCAAGGAACATGAGCAATACGGAAAAGAAAAATTTGAATGTTGATTTTAACTTTTTCATTGTTCTCGATTTGTTTTTAAATTTATAAATAAAAGTTGTGATATGAGCCTGAAAGCGATAGACGATTAAATACGTCTCTTCATGTCTTTATAACGTTGTAGGGTAGGATCCTCCACTTTTTCCTCACCTCCTCCGTTCCCGCCTCCTCCAAGGTCCGTCGGAGCTTTTTCCGCAAGATTCCTGTGTATAGCTCCCGGACGTGCGGTACGTCCCTGTTTACGTCCTTCCTCTCGGGCGGCTTCTATTTCCATGTCCATATTGAAGGCATGGATGATTCTTTTCCAGTCTTCCGCATCCAGTTCGTGCCGGATAATTTTATGAATGATACCGTCTGTATCCTGTGTTCCGTACAGCCATTCCAACATGGAAACTACATTCGCCTCATCAACATTGACCTGCCGCACAGCTTCTGTCAGTGCCTCATCTGTTTTGCGCAGCTTCTCTTCCGCATCTCTTTTTCTTTTTTCCTCATCGGCCGCCTCCTTTATCCGGGCAGCTTCTTTCTCTTTTGCTTTTTTGATGGCCTCTTCCGTTGTTGCAGCTTCCCTGATATCATCCCCGTAATTGGTTATCAGATATTCCACAAGAGAGAACGGTTCACCGTTCTCATCCATGCCGCTTGCCAGACCGGTCAGGATGCCGGCGGCTCTTGAGTCTTCTGCAAGAACTTTGTTGAGGTTCTCTCTCTGTGATTCACTATCGTCATAACGTTTGAAAGAGTCATCAAGGAATTCGCCGACAGCGAGGTCGTCCTCAAGGTCGAGGTCCGGATTTCTGGATGAAACAATATCTCTCCATGATTTTCTTTCTTTTTTTTCTTCCATGATATGTCATTGTTGTCTTATACTGACAAATTTAGTAGTATTAGTTCAAGCCGGATTGATATAATGCAATCTACAGGAAGTACATTCGCTATCATTTAAACAGGAGGTCACATGAAGCACAAGGGAAATATCAGCGAAATACAATTAATAAGGAACAAGGAGATTGTACGTACATTCATTGAATTGAAAAAGACGTGTACATTCTCTTACTACAAGGATATATGCAAGGAAATTGCGGGTATGAAGGCGAAGCAGCATTATGTCAGTGAGGACCGGGCTTACGTGATCTTATACAGATATCTGACTGAAGGTAATATACCTGATTGCAGTCTGTATAAATATGAAATGTATTCCAGCCTGATCCGCTGTTGCCTTGATATCATGAAAAAAAAATCGGAGGCAAATCTCCGTCTTATCGTAAGACTTGCGATAGAGAGACCTTCTGATTCATTTGGGATAAGTCCTGACCGTATACAGCATATTTTATGGAAAGCTGGGATGAAATAGGTATATCGCTATGAAAATGAGATATTCCATGGGGCTTTACTTGTGCATGACCGTGTTGTTGCCGTATCATGAATTCCTGTCAGGAAGTCACTGGCTTTATATGTTCGGACATGCCGGATGGCTTCATTATCTTTTGAACGGGATGGCATGGGCTTTTCTATGGAAGGTGATAACCCCTGCACGGACGCTGGTCGCATGGATGTTCGCTGTCGGAATATCATTTTTCATTCCTTCCGGCAGTCCTGTGATCGGATGGAGTGTCATTATCTACTATTATACGGGCTTGTGCCTGTCCTCCATGGATGGGGGAAGGCGTAACAGGCTGTTTGCCATAACCGCTCTCGGTTTCTTTCTGCCGCATATTGCGGGTGGATATCATGCGGCTATGCTGGCGGCCGGATGGATATTGCGTAAACTGGAGGTTGGATGGCAAAGAACATTAAAATAAACCATATAGAAACTCTTTTCTCAGCTGTTGTCATAAGGAATGCGGAGGAGATGATCCGCAGGAACCGTGAGCGGGAAGCGGAACTGTTCAAGTCCTACAACCCGTTGACAGGGGAGAACGCTCCCGGAAAACGGAAGAGGATATGTCTGGATGATTTTGTAAATTCATCTGTATTCCTTCCTGTCGAGATGTTCTCCACCGGTTTTATCTATAAATTGAATCTTGCCGGAAGTATAGAGGAGTTCTGCTGGCAGACATACGGGGAATATAATGAGGACCTTCGTAATACTGTCATTCAGGAGTTTCTCCGTTACTGGGCCAAATACGACTTTTATTTCTATTGTTATGCGTATGCACGTATCAAAAACAAGGAAGGAGGGGAGGATGTGCCTTTTCTTCTACGTCCGGCGCAGGTAAAGCTGGCTGAGACATTTGAAAGAATGCGCCGTGCCGGCAAACCTATCCGTGTCATATTGCTGAAAGCCCGTCAGTGGGGAGGATCCACATGTACACAGATATACATGTCATGGATACAGATAATGCATGTGAAGAGTTGGAACAGCATTATTGTTGGACATCAGGGGGATAGCGCAGCTGAAGTGAAGGATATGTATGTCAAGCTCATAACCCAGCTTCCTGAATTCCTTTTTTATGAAGAGGGGATAGAGTTTGACGGCTCTCTTCCGAAGATCAAGGGAGGGGGAACTTCTAACATAAGTCTTATACCTTCCCGAAACTGCAAAATCAAGACGGCAACCGCGATGAATCCGGAGGGCGCCCGTGGTGGTGATTCGGCCATGGCGCATTGTACGGAGGTGGCGTTTTGGCCTCAGACGGAAAAGATGGATCCGCAAAAACAGGTGAAATCATCCTGTTCGGGAATCCTGTACAAACCGTATACGATGATTGTGTATGAAAGCACGCCGAACGGGCAGAATTTCTACAAGGATGAATGGGATCGTGCCAATGGAACGGATGATCATGGGGAGAGACTGTCCGCATTCGAGCCGTTGTTTGTCGCATGGTGGGAGATAGAGGAATACCGTCTCGATCCGGAAGATATGCTGGAATGGGCCTGTACCCTGATAGAAAGGCGTAACGATAAGTCCGGAAACTGGGACTATATGTACTGGCTGTGGACTATTGGAGCGACATTGCAAGGCATCTACTGGTACAGGCAGAAGATGAAGGAATATGCGGACATACAGGACATGCAGCAGGAGTATCCGTCCGATCCGGTGGAGGCATTCAAGTATTCCGGGCAGCTTGTATTTGACATTTACAAGGTAGAACAACTCAGAAGGTTCTGCCGTGAGCCGGTATTCCAGGGGGATATTTCCGGAAAATCCCCGAAAGGTGAACAGGCTGTCGAAGGGCTGAAACTGTTCAGGCGTAAAGGAGGGGAATTGAAAATATGGGAGATGCCAGACAAGACATGGAGGTTGGAAAACCGCTACTTTGTGTCAGTTGATATCGGGGGGAAATATAGGACGAGTGATTACTCTGTGATTACTGTGCTGGACCGCGCGGATATGATGGCCGATAGCGGAGTGCTCAATGAGGACGCTGGACCGCGTGTGGTGGCGGAATGGTACGGGCATACAGATCCGGACCTGCTTGCGATCAAATGTGCGCAGATTGCGTCATTCTATAACAATGCTCTGCTCATTGTCGAGAACAACACGGCTTACAGTAAGCTTAATGATGTAGACACAGACAACGTCAGCGAATTGTTCTTTCCCATTCTTATCCCTCTTTATGATAATGTATATGCGCATAATCGGAGCGAATTGGAAAAAAGGAGCCAGAAAGAAACCAGATGGGGGTTTAATACCAACCGTAATACAAAAGTGGCCATTATTAAGTATATGGAACAGTGTGTGCGTGACAAACTGTGGATAGAGCGTGAAACCGGAATGATAAAGGAATTGGGATGGTACATGAAATATCCGAACGGCAAATACGGCGCGCTTGCGGGGAAGCATGATGATCGGGTAATGAGCAGGGCAATAGGATTATACGTGAGCCGTTTTGAATGGGACAGATATCCGGTGAGGGTGTTGCCCACTATGGAAGAGAAAATGAATAACATGAAACGCCTCAACAGGTCGGCGACGGGTGCGGAGGCTATATTATATAAAAATTAGTAACATTATGGGAAAAATTAAGTTGTTTTTGAAGGCGGTAAAAAGCCTTGTGCAGAAACGCAGGATCGCAAGTCTGTGGAAGTCCAGCTTGTTATTGAAAAAGGCGATAGAAGAGGCTGAGGAAAAGAATAAACAGGACGGAAGGCGTTATTTTGTCATATGGGATCCTGCACAACAGAAGCTCATCTCTATCACTTATGATTATTATAAGGACAGGTGGGACAGTTATAAATATCTTCTTCATCGGGGAAGGTTCCGTATGCGAATGAACCGAGGGCAGTTGAAAGAGATGTGCTTTTATTACACGAAAAGCAAGAACGGCTTACCTTCCTGTCAGGACGAGGAAAGAAAGGAGAAAATGATAGAATGGCAGAATTATTATCATCGTCTGCTGGTTAGTGACAGGATTCGTGTTATTTCTCGTTGCTGGAATTTAAAGTCATTATGGAAGAAGATAACTTTGCGCTCAAATAAAATAGCACATAGGTATTAGTTTAAGGTTTTAGGGACTCGGGCTTGTGAAAGTCTGAGTCCCTTTTATTATATACATTTCATTGTGAAGCTCTTGCTTATCTTTGAATAATAAAAAATATATTTATATGGAAAGATTTGATTCTTGCTTTCATCCTCATCATGCATGTGATCCTCATCCGAATGAATATCATGAAAATATTCATTATACGCCTGATCAGATTAATGCATTGCTGGGGCTTATTCCTTATAAGGCGGACAGAGCCGAAGTCCCTAAAATGGAAACGTTGAACGATGTCAATTATATAGGTCATGTGGCAACTTCTGAAGCGTTGCCGGACAAGATGGAACAACCGTCATGGGCACTTGTCGGCAGTGTGAAGAAAACAAAGCCGTACTTCTACTATGTTGAAGGATTTGTTCCTAAAGGATATCGGGCCGGATGGAATGATTTGAGCGGTGTTCTGGGAACTTATGATCTCACAGTCGATAAGGTGAGCATCTTCGATTATAATCTGCTGACTGAATATAATGTAAGCCGTAATCATACCCAAGATACCCGGATATTCTCACATGATTGGAAGGAACAGAGATATTTCAGTGCATTTCCTGATTATGTTGAAGGGAAGAAATACAGACCCTGTGATCGTGTCAACATGCCGGGGTACACAAAAATGTCATTTGTAGCACAACGAAGCACGTCCGAGGCCCCTTTTGTTGTAAAGAAGAGCAATGTGTTTACTTTTGAAGATGCCATAGCGCTTGTACCGGAGGAATACAGAATACCCGGCATGAAGGTCACGTTTGTTTCTGCTTACACCAATCAGGCTGAAACATGGTATTTTAAGGGAAATTCTGCTTCGCTTTGGAAAGACAAGAAAAGCTGGTGGAAGATTGATTTAGAGGCGGAGCGTAATGAGATTCATGCTGAAGAGGTATTCATTCAGAAGATGGAAGCACCGGAGATGGTGGCTGATAGGGCCATAGCGGATGAGAACGGCAACCGTATACCGGACACTTATCTTACACGCAAAGCTGTCAGACGTCACATTGAGGATACATTCAATGATATGTTCATTGATAATCCTCCTACCGTGATGGACGGGATGATAACGCCCGAGATGCTTAGTGAATCCACCAAACAGCTTATCGGTAACAAGAGCATAACCAATTTTGCGGATGATGAGGATATTACATCGGTTCACGGTCAACTGAAACTGGCTAATAAAAGGTATGATCCGAATAATTACTCAGGGAAGGGAAGATGTTATCTGCGCAAGAATCTTGTGGCAGGGCGAAATATTCTGACCCAGTCCATGATATGTTGGTCTGATACGATTTATGTCATACAGTATGATTATGATTTGGAGGGGAAAACTATCACTATTCCGTCAAAATGCACTTTAGATTTTCAAGGAGGGGGATTTAGTAATGGTACTGTCGTTGGCGACAATACCAAAATTGAAGCAGGACTGGAAAAGATATTTGGTGCTATAACAATAAATGGTAGCTGGGATGTGGCGGCAGCTTGTCCTGAGTGGTTTGGGGCACTTCCAGATGGAGTACATGATTGTACTGAATCTATACAGGATACCATTAATAATTTTGATATTGTTAAATTAAACAATGGAATTTATTTTATAGGTAATACGATTCAGGTAAGAAGTAATATTACTTTGTTTGGAGAAAAAGGTAAAACTATCATAAAATCTCCAACTACTAAGGAGTTTGATGTAAATGATTTACCAAATGCGAATACCCTTCCTTATATTTTTTACTCTGAAAAAGCTGTGAAAGTTCTATTTAGAGGGCTTTCTTTTATATTGGGGGATTACTATAATGGTATAGGTTTTAGGCAAAGTGTCAATGGGGATACGGATGAGTGGGACGCTAAAATATATGTAGAAAACTGCCATTTTGAGCATGGGTATAGAGCTGTAAGTATTGAAAGGACTTATAGAGAATGTAGAATAATAGATTCTATCTCATATTACGCATGCGGTGACTATGCTTTTTTTATGGAAGGAACTGATAATTCTATTCATAATAGTACGGTTGGGAGTTGTCAACAAGGAGGTATTTATTTATCTCAAAATTCAAGAATGTCTAATTGTAAAGTTTTTGTTGCCAATAAAGCCTGGAGATATAAATATGATGCTGTTACTCCTAGAAGTAAATACGCAGTTTATGTAAGTGGCAGTTATTGCAATGTAACAGGCTTGGATATTCAACAAAATTGTGCAAATGGTATTTATGTGGGAGGACATGATAATTATATTCAAGCTGTTCTGAATGCTAATGGGTATCAAAGAGATAAACAATCCTCAATATTATGTGCTAATGCCGTTTTGAAGTGTAGTAATAGTATATTAATATTTACTTCAACCACAGGCTTTTTAAATAGTTATGTATCTCATTATCTATATTCTGTAGGAAGCCCAGCTTATGCTGTTAAAGGTAATTATATAAATATAAATACGCATGATGAACCAGGAGAAGATACTCCTTATGTGTTAAGCAATTTTTCAGCTTTTAATAATATAATATTTAATGGAGCGAATATAACTAAATGCCATAATCTTCCTGAGGATTTTGTTAAAAACAACATTCATTCAGAAAATGTATCTAGGGGAGAAAGAATGTATGTTACAGTTGGTGCTGGTAAAGCGGTTTCTTTTGATTTGGATGTTACAACTTTTATCACACAATATACTGTTATACATCAGTATTTAACTTTTATAGTTAATCCGTCATTAGCAGTCGTAGATACGCCCTTGTATGAAGTTGGAAGATATAAATTAATAGTAAATGTTGACAACATAGATTATACTCTGAAAACCGATATGTTCCAAAACGGGTTAGTATCAATAGAATCTATTAAATATTTATACGATATAATACCGGATCCGAAGGATTCACAGTGTAAATTAAGATGGGAATTAGCAAATACAAGTAAATCCGCTATAAACTTGGCAATTGATTACCCTATAATTGAAATATATAAAAATAATACAGGTTATGGAAGCAGTTATGAAACTAATATTATTCCGACGGATTTGAGTAAAGATTTTTGTAAGGATAAGAAGGGAATTTATGGGAAAGTTGCAGATAATACTTATGATATTAATTTGGGGATTATAAGGTTTAATAATGCAATTTCTGATTCTCCGGAATCTTATGAATACATTAAGATAACTAAAGTTCCGACAAGCGGTTTTCGTTTTTTATATTCGACATATAGGATATTAACCGAATATTCTTTGCTATATGTAGATAATAAATTGTATATACTATCTGATAGATACGATACTGGCAATGATTCTTTTTTAAATATAAGATGGATATTTGACCCTGTTTCTTATACATTAGACATTTGGATTAAAGTTTCTTCAAAATATGGCAAATTGATAGTGAGAGATACCAAATGGGCTACTCTTAACACTTATGAGTGGTTCCCTAAAAATACAGATCCATATCCGGTAGAGGCTGTTGATGCTGAATTTATTACCTCGGATATACTTACTTTGCCTGATACTTTAATTGGGATAAAAACCTATGATACGTTTGGAAATATATTAACTTGGTCTAAGTCTGATTGGTTAAATCCTGACGGAACTTTAGTGACAAAGGTTGTTTTCGCAAGTAAATTAAATGATTTTATTAAAAGTAATACTATATATAATATTATCAGATATATAGATTTGGAAGGAAAAACTCTTACTGTTCCTGATAATAGCGTGCTTAATTTTATTGGAGGTACTATTGGAAATGGAACTATAATTGGAAATAAAACTAAAGTCATAAATCTAAATGTTGATAGAATTGTTTTATCAGGGACTTGGTTTGATTCAGGAATTACTTCTAATAGACCTACTAATGTTTTAGTAGGATTTCAATATTTTGATAGTACATTGTCGAAACCTATATATTATAAAGGTAATAATGAGTGGGTTGACGCTACTGGGGCGACAGTATAATAACGATAATTAAAATAAAAGCCATGTTACAAGGATATCAAATAAGAATGCTAGAAGAGTATAAGCAACTTAATGACCGGGTGGAAAAGTTGGAGAAATTCATCAATGAATCTCCAGTGTTTTCTAAAATGGAAGTGCATAAACAAATACTTCAGCGTTGGCAACTGTCGGCAATGAAATCATATCGTGATGCCTTAAAGAGAAGATGTCTGGCAGAAGGATTTTCTCCGTTGACTGGGGATGGTCTGGAATAAATGTTAATTCTATAACTTTTTTAAAAAACATCATGGAAGATAACAACATACAAGATTCTTGCTGCAACAGCAAGTATGCAAGTATCAGGCAGATGGACAAGCTTGATGAAATGTTGGGAAGAAGATTCCCTTTCTATCCTCGTACAGTGATACAGGCGGTACATGACGGAAGAACCGGCGCGTCGTTGGAAGCGATACTGGCACAGTATAACAATATTTATGTGCAGTATCAGGGTACAGCGGGACGTACGAGAAATATTGTTCCGAAAGAAATGAGGCGTAAGGGGATCATCATATCATACGTGGATATGCAGGGGAATGCCATAACCGAGAAATGTGTGAATGATGCACAGAGGGACAACTTTCACTGGGGGCTTGATGTCAACTGGGTACGTGTGGACGAACTAACACTCTCTGGAGATATTTCCGTATCGGTAAAAGGCACATGGGTGATTAACGGTGAGGATACCGGCATAGCTGCTTTGGGGCCCAAAGGGGATAACGGACTTACCCCGTGGCTCAAAACGATAGATAACAAGCTTCACTTCTCCTATGATAACGAGACATGGGAGGTGTGCTCGGATTACATTGCAGCTTATTTCCGTTTTCAGGATAACAAATTCCAGATATCGCGGGATAACAAAACATGGTCAGATCTTAGCGGAGAAGTTACAAACAGTTTGTCTATTAAAGCCTATGTAACAGATAAATCACAATATCCTAATCCTAAGCAGGGTGATATGATTATGGTGGGACCTACCTATGCGGACGATGATACCGAACATACCAAGCCCATCTACCACCTGAATATTTATAATGCCGGCGGATGGGTGGATCACGGTTCGTTCCAGTCCATCAATGCCGGTGTGGTGCAGGAACTGGGGAATAGCGAAACTGAAGTCATGTCACAGAAGGCTGTAAGTGAGAAAATTTCCGAGTTAGCTCTACAAGGTAAAATTTTAAAAAATGTTACAGGAATAATACAGGGAGAATATAACACAGGTGGTGACAAAGTGGAAAATAATCATAATGCTAATATTCTACAGATGGTAGATATCAATTCTCACGAGGGAGACAGGTATCTATGTTTAGGCTATGCATCACAGAATTATAGATTATGGGCTTTTACCGATGCTGATGGTAATATACTAACTAAATCTAAAAGTACAGATATTGATCTTACAGATTCAGGCGAATATTGTATTGCACCTAAAGGAACTGTTAAAGCTATATTCAGTTGTTATATTTCATATAAAGATAAATTTGCAATATATAAAAATGGTCAGATAAATGATATTAATGAAAGACTTGAAAGAGTTGAGCCATTGCTTGGTATCACTTATAAACTAGACCATGAAGCGGAACATTTTACGCCCCAATTTTATGACTCGAATGAGAGTGTTGATGCGAAGTATAAGACTAATGGGGATGCAATTATAGAATCTTTTACGCCTGAAGTTAAACAAATCATTGATACAAATGCTTATCCAGGATGTGTTTATAGTGTAAAGGGATATGGCGGTAAAAATTATCGGTTGTATGCCTTTGTAAATAAAGAAAATATTATTATAGAAAAAGATCTTATAGAGGAACACGATTCAAGTAATTCAGCAATAATTGTCGAAGCACCATCTGGTACGGTTAAAGCAATTTTTAGTAGTTATACATCATACCCATTAACTGTATCTAAAAACAACGTATCGATACGAGTTTTAAAAACAATGGATAATGATTTATCTGATATCAGTAATATTATTCACGAAACGTATCCGGGGAGGTATGATACAAGTGGATCTATCTTGGTTGAAACATCGCCTAATTATGCGGTAAATCAAATAATAGATAATACTGAAGAAGGTGCGATTTATGCGGTAAGAGGGTATGGAGGTAATTCATATAGATTATGGGCTTTTACCGATGCTGATGGTAATGTTATTGAAAAATCCGCTCAAGGGCTTGACGAATCTAAATCAGCGGTTCTGTTAGAAGCTCCTTCAGGAGCTGTCAAAGCCATATTTAGCAGTTATGTGGCGTATCCATTGACTGTCTCTAAAAATGGAATGTTTACTCAAATTTTATCCAATAAAAGCCATCTTAGTAGAAAACGTGCAGCATTTTGTGGTGATTCTATTATGATTGGTCAGGACAATAAAGAATCAGTTAAGAGTTTGACATACTATATATCCAAGAAAACTAATTTGAAATGTACAAATTGGGCTAAAGGCGGATCTGTTATATTATATCCATTTTACACGGGGAATGCTTATAGCATATATTGGCAACTCACTCAAGTCGATAAAAATAGTGATTATATTATTCTCCAAGGCGGAGTAAATGGGGTTAATTTAAATGACTCAGGCAAGCCTAATTATGCTCCTATGGGTAGAATTACTGAGGGTTTTGATGAAGAATTGCAATTGAATACACAAATAGGATGTTTGGAGGCGATCTGTAGATATGCAATAACACAATTCCCCGGTAAGAAGATAGGTTTCATCATAACTTATGACATTAGCAATTATGAATATTGGAGAGATAAGGTCGTAAAGTTTAAAGAAGTATTAGATAAGTGGGGAATACCTTATTTAGACTGGAGACATAGTGGAATTAATTTGGCATCCTATGACATAAGAGCTATATATGGAGTCGACACTTGGAGTGAATATGAGGAGTATAGTAATAAAAAAACTTATAAAACTGATGATAAGGTTATTTATCAATCTAAAGCTTACAAAGCCAACCAAGATATTGACTCTCCCGAGGAATGGGACTCGTCTAAATGGACTCTCATATCATCTGACAGGTATGACGGTTGGCATTGCAATTCTCTTGCTTATCAGCTGTTGGCAGACAAGACAATTAAATGGATGGAGTCTTTGTAGTTCAGTATAGTAACTGGAAAAGTTTTTTTAATATAAAACTGGCGCAGTCTGCCTCTGCGCCAGTTGGCTTATGCCTTAATGTACTTCCATATACTCCGGAGAGCAGGTATCAGTCCAATCCACTAAACTTCCGTAGGAAATTGGCCTCCGGAGAGCCCGATTATTACCCATATTACAGGAACTACAGCAAAAAGAAAATCTAGGGTATCAAACACAAACCGCCCTACCTCTTTGATAGCGTTAGGCTGGGCATTATCACGCCCAACCTAACATTTAATTTTATTGTCATTCATATTCGAATGTTTTTATTAGTTAAACAATTAGGTTTACCGTTTTGTTTTACGTCAACCGGTTCTTTGCTGACGATAAAGAAAGCATTGATAATGCAAATATACGAAAAAGCTAGTTCCATTATTCCATGAAAATGAAACTTTCTATATCGTTTTTTATTTAACAATTCGAATCGGTACAATTCCATCGGTCCAAACAATATCATTTCCGTTCCATTTGAAGTGGATGGACTTTTTTCCTAATAGTTGATTTGCGGAAAAATAATATTCTTTTCTGAAATTGCAGTCATTTTCGTGAGTAACTGTTAGGTGAAGACTGTCTTTTTCTTGTCGTCTTTCAATATCGACTTTATAGGTGGATTTATCTTTTCTTGAAGAAGGGCGTATTACCCGTGTCCTTTCGATTGTTCCCATATTATATAAATTAATAGCCATATTTTATATAAGACATGCAAGATTTGGCATTGTCAAGTTCCGATTCCCAAAATATTCTATCAAACCCTAAAAATAAAGATGATTCTGCGGATTCTATAGCGTTTCTAGCCTGTGAGGCATATTTAATATCGTTTTCAATCCTTTCCTGTAGTTCTTCTATTTGTAGGGACATGTTCAGAATCGTAGAGTTCAGGTCAGTATTCTTGTTTTTTAGTCTGTCCACTTCTTCTCTAAGGTTGTAATTCTCCATTTCTAAATCTTCATATTTGCTTTTGCTGACACATGAACCTAAGAATAGGATTATGAATGTAAGTAATATTGATTGCTTCATAGTGTTAAAATTTAAAGATGAGACAAATATAGCGATTTGTTCATGAATGTAAAATATTTGCATGGAATTTTGTATCTTTGCATCGCACATAGCGATGTGCATCAGGATTTGGACGGTTCCGATATAGTTTCGGACCGTCTTTTTTTTGTTTTCACACTGGTTGGTCTTGTGTATGTTTATCCAATATGTGACAAGGGCGGCTGTCTTTCCCAGATTGCCGCCCTTCCTGTTCAATAATGATTAGTAATCAGGTATAACAAAGGTATACAAAGATATAAAACAATCTTATTAAAAACAATCGGTAATGTAAAATCTTGAGATTTACATTGTAAATTACAATTATATGCGTATTTTTGTGCAAAAAATATAAAGTATATGAAAAGGTTGGTTATAGCTTCATTGTTTCGGTTTCCTTTTTTGCGACAAATGCTGTGGGATGGATAGATGTTTAAGATACATGAAAACTATGAGTCTTTTTCTTGTTTTCTATGGGATGAAATATTACTTCCCTAGCTGGATATATGTTTGTTATACCATATATAAAGAATCTGAATAATGTGATTGGTTTGATTAGCCTCTCCCGAGCTATTGAAAAGTTGAATTAAATAAATTACTGTTATGCTACAAAGATTAGAAGTTATTGATTTTTTGCGAGGATTCTCTATTTTTACCATTGTGTTAATGCATTTGTTGCAAAGTTTTCCGATAAGTCCGTTCTTAATGGCTGCTTCATCTTTTGGTGGGGCAGGAGTACATGTATTCATCTTATGTAGTGGATTTGGACTTTATTTATCATATTTAAACAGACCGCTTACTTATATTCAATTTTTGAAACGACGTTTTTTGAAAGTTTATTTGCCGTACATAATAATTATATTGATAAGTGCTCTGATTCCTTTTTATAATACCTCATCGGATAAACTTCTCCAAGTACTTAGTCATGTATTCCTTTTTAAAATGTTTTTCAATGATTTGGAAAGTTCTTTTGGATTGCAGATGTGGTTTGTTTCAACAATAATTCAGTTTTATTTGTTATGGCCTTTGTTGTTGAAACTATTTAATAAATCTACGGGGGTGATTTATGCTTTGCTGATAAGTCTGTTATGGACTACTATTGTAGCGATGCTTGGGAAAAGCGATGTGCGTGTATGGAATAGTTTCTTTTTACAATATCTTTGGGAATTTGTTTTAGGTATGTATTTAGCTAAATGCTATAAACTTAATGCTAAAATAGTCAATTCGTTGAATTTTAATATATTAGTACCTGTCTGTATAATATGTGTTGCTCTTACAGGATTTGCTGGAATAAAAGGAGGCATTTGGAAATTATATAATGATATTCCTTCTATGATTGGATATTTGTTTGCGTTGTTGATTATATATAAATTACATATAAAACCTATTAATGGCTTATTTATGTTTACTAATAAGATTTCTTATGAATGGTACTTGGTGCATATACTGGTCTTTAGTTGTACTTTTTATTATTTGTATAAGTTGGAAACTTTTAGTATGGTAGTAATAGCTGTCATTTCATTTATTCTTTCGTATGTTGTGGCTTGTTTATATCATTGGATTCTTGGGAAGATGAAGGTATGTTGAAATAATAAGATTCATTATAAACAATAAGATCTTGGTGAAATGAAGAGACGAATATTTACTGCTTCGCATAAAAAGTATGCAGAATGGAATATAAAATAATAAGGATGTAATTTATGGAAGGTTTATTGATTGTGCTTGGTGGTTCTGGAATGTTAGCCTTTTTCTTTGCTATATGGTTAAATACCCAGAAAGGCAAGAAATGGCTCTCAAATCTATAGTGTACTTTTCATTGGACATATGATGGTATTATGGATGCATTGACAACGTTTTTTAATAACCAGCGTTATAGGCTCCGCATTGGTTGTTTGGTTACATACCAAGTCTAGCAAGAAATGGCTTGCAAACTTATAATAGGTGTATATGGGGCATCTATAATCCGTAAAATTAGATATCTACTCATAATATTACGAAAGAATTTTGATTTACATTTTGAATCGAAATATAATTTAGAAACATATCTAAATTACTATCTAATTGTTAGTCTTATTTTTAGATTAAAAATTAAATATCTATTTTTGCAGAAAAACAAATGGTTTTTGATGAATTTTTAAAACTGAAGGTGAACTTTTAGGGTTCTGTTATTGTTATGATTAATCTAAAGACTAAAGCTGATGAGAATTACGATGCTTTTGTATTATTGAAGGATAATGGCAAACTTAATTCTTCAATACATTGTGCTTATTATTCAGCTTTTTTATTATCTATATATTCATTATGTGTGAGATTTGGATATCTTTATGAAGATATACAGAATAATTCAAGAGGAAAAGATAATCATGCTTATATCAGGAATGAGCTGGGAAATAAGATACATCAAGCGAAACCATTAGATTATGTTGAGTTTCACACTTGCCTTGGTAAATTAAAAAAGGAACGGAAAAAAGCTGATTATTCGAAAAATCTGGTTACAAATAAAGATGTAGTAAATATACAAGATACTATAGATAAATTCAGAGATTTGATAATTACAAAATATATTTGATTATGGATGCAGTAAAAGATTTTATCATTGAACGATTAAAGAAACTTAGTAATATGTTCAAGGGCATTTCTATCAAATATGCGTTTGACAGTATAACTGAATTTCATATAATTGAGATATCACCGGAAAATATTAGAAGAAGAGATGATGAATACATAAGGTGGGAGTCTGATATGTGGAATGATTTCTTTGCCATGTTCCCAGATGAGGATTTGCTTATTTCGGAGCCTTGCGAGTCTAATGATATGCATAATGTGTTATTTGACAATATTCCGATTGTGGATAGTGGCAATTTGCTTTATTGTATAGATTTAGATTTTGGTGAGATGGATTCTTTTTTAAATATTGACACTATAGATTTGTTAGCAGCGTGATTATGGCAGAAAAAGTAGCAAGTTTCCGTTTAAAGGAATATAAGATAAATAAGGCTAGTATAGAATTTGATCCTGATAAACCTCTGTCTAAAATGTCAATAGAGATCGAGAGAAAAGGTGATATAGAGGAAAATAATATTTATAGGATAAATATGTATATTGGTGTTTCTGATGAAACGAACAATTTCAAAATCAGTGCAAACATGGTAGCTTTGTTTGAATTTGATTCTGAAATATCTGAAGAGAATAAAACTAGTTTTGTAAATTCGAATGCGCCAGCCATTTTGTTCCCCTACTTTAGGGCATATATATCTACATTGACATCTCTTTCTGGAATGCAACCTGTTATCTTGCCGACAATAAATTTTGCTAGAATGCTGGAACAGCAGGAGAAATAAGTAAACATTAAAGGGTTATCATTATTGGTAACCCTTTAATGTTATCGTTTTATTGTCTATACACCTTTTCAACTTCTTTTTTCACTTTTTTAGTGATAGTCTGTTTCTTGTATTTTTTTTCCATATCTGGGTATTCCGGATGTTCTTCCAACCATTCTTTTTTATCTTCGGCTTCGTCATGTTTTCTTTTGAGTTTTAGGAACTCTTTTTCATTTTTCAAAGTTTCCTTCTCTTTTTCATTGAGGTTGTTGATGATGTATTTCTTTTTTATTTCAGAGTCTTTCCTTTTAGATGTTCCGTCTGAATAGGGCAGTTTCTTTCTGTAGTCATTAAACAGTTTTCCAGCCTCATACATCTTGTTCAGATATTCATAAGGTCCCATATCCTTGTATAGTTTCTCGGCCATTTCCTTTCGTTGGGATTTGGGAAGGTTGATTAGGAACATAAAATCTACAAGGTCGGGGCGTCCTTCCCTTATGGCGGATTCGGCTCCCAGATAAATGTTTTCCAGTGTCTCTACATTTAATCCGGCAAATTTCCCTAATTTGGCGGCCAGCTCCCTTTGTACATTCAGGTTGAATCCGTCTTTTACCGCCTCGCTTATCAGATTTGACATCTCTGTAATGAATGAGAGAGGATCATATTTGTTCCCTTGTGATATGGCGTTGACAAACTGTCCAATGGAAGTTCCTCCCAAGGAACTTAAAGCAGCAGATAAAAATATGCTTTTCAATTGTTCATCAGTGAACCATAAATCCTCATCCCCGTCCCCGTATCCGAATATGGCGTAGATATTGGATATGAGTGGTGCTGTGATTCCTGCAATACCATATCCTCCTGCCGCCCACAAGCCTCCCATTACAAATAGTCCGAAGGTGGCTTTCCTCAGCCCGGTAAGATAGCTGCCCATCATTGTTCTTTGGGCTTCGTCTTTATTCATTCCGGATTCAATGTTCAGATTGTATATCCTTTTTGCTCGTGCCATTTCAAGAAGCCCCTCAATACCCATCCGCTGGTATCCTATGTTGCTGCTTTGGTAAGTGGTCAGCGCCTTGTAGAACACATTGCCGCTTGCCTGCATGGGGGACATCATTTCCGGGCTGGAACTCTGCTGGCTTTCATTGAATGCTATTTCAGCGTTGTATTTGGCTAAATTGGCGGCTTCCTCATTGCCCAGACCTCTTTTTTGCGCACGTTTATATTCAAAATTGTAAACGGCTCTCGCTCCGGCCGCACATGTCAGCGCATCAATAAGCTTGTTGGGATACATGCCTGCATTGGTAAGTTTCTCCAGCTTGTTTTTGAATGCATTTTCATCCTTTAATGCTTCGATCCCCATATTTCCCGTATCAACCCGTTCTTCAAAAGAAGGAAGATACTCCTTCGCCCATTTCATGTTTCCTGCCGGGGTGAATATGTATTTGAACAAATCAGCCTGATACCCCGGATTTCCGCTGTATGCGGAAAATGCCGGATAGGAGAGCACCTGCTTCATTGCGGTGTTGAGTCTGAATGCGATATTGGAACCTGCCCAATACCTTAGTATCTTGTTTAGTCCGTTGTTGAGCGAGTCTTGTTTCTGCTTGTCGTTGAAACTCCGTACGGCCACCTCCGCCGCTCTCATGAAGATATCAAACATTCCTTTATGGTTCGCCTCCATATAGTTCTTGAAAGCCTTGCTTCCCCGCAGGAAATTAAGATCCTGGCGCAGCTCAGCCGTTGCCGCCCAAGTTTCCATATCTCTTCCGTATTTTAGCATCAGATCAAAAGCGTTTCTGCTAGTGTCCACCTTCAGGGTATTTATCGTACGGTTGATTATGTTTCCGGTTATTGTGCTTGGCATACCGATGATTGTTTCTCCCAGCTCCCCCTTTTCACGGATTTCGGATTTGGCTATGACCATAGGGAAATAATTCTCCCGTGAAGCCATGCTGGTTCCCGTCATTCTTACATGGACCGGATTGTACCTTTCTTCTCGTAGCCTTGGAAAGAAGTCGTCTGTGATCCATTCTCCGAGTTTCATGTATTTATCGCCTATAAAGGATTCTATCTCGGTCATGCTGTCTTCCGTCCATCCGTCCGCCTCTAGCTTCATCTTTCCGTCCGGCTGTCTCCATGTGAGCCATACATAGAACGCCTGCCCTTTGTTTAGGTTTGCCTCATACAGGTCGCCCTCCTTATGGTAATTGCTGTCGTACATATATTGTTTGTGAATCCTTTTTTCTGATTTTTGAGAATCCCTGAATACATTTTCCATTGATTTTCCGAACAGTTCCTTTATTTTTTCTTCCAGTTCTTTGTTGTAAGCCTTTACCCCCAAATATATCCTATCGTTGGCTTCCACCACTCCATGACTGCTTTTCATGAAATAATCGTATAAGGGGCCTTTTCCTATGGCGTGGTTCCTGTCTATGGCTTTCAGCAGATAATCGAAACTATACATGGGATAGGCGATAAAGTCACCGATGCTTTGCAATATGGACACAGTTTTTTCCATATTTGTTTCTTTCTCGTTTATACCTTTTATTCTTTTATCTTTTACGGCATTTATTCCCATGCTGATAATTCTTCCCCGGTGCGCGGCTTTTTCCTTGTTCAGCATGGCAAGGCGGCTTTTCCCGGTATCAACAAGTTCTTTCAATTCATTGTACACATTATCGGTTATCCTTATTAACTCTTCCTGCGCTACGGGTATCTGTGCAGCTATTTTCTCAGCCTCCTGCAGATAAAACTTTCGTGCTTCACCCTTGTTGTTGTAGGCGGCTCTTCTGGTGGTCACAAGATCGCCCTCCAGTTTGTCCAGATCTCGTTTCATTTTTCTGGATTCGGCCAATAGTTCGCGTATGGAAAGAGAATCATACTCATCGGCCATAGTCTGTGTGAACACACCTGTTCCTTCCGCCGCTTCATCCATGGCATTCTCTAGCTCTTCCCGGCGCTTCCGTATCTCTTCAACGGATTCAAGTTCTTTAGTTTTCAGCAGTTCGGCTCTTTCTTTTAATAGATTATCCCTTCGGCTTTTCATTTCATTCTGCTGACCGGTAAGTATGGTGATGCTTTCAGGGGATGTCTCAGATTTTATGAGTTTTCCCAGTTTTACAATTTCGCTTCTTACGGCACGGAGTTCACTGTCAGCGCTTGTTAGCAACAGGTCTTTGTAAGCGGATCGTATACTGTCAAACACACGTCTGGTAGCCTCATCAACAACTATCCCTTTTGATACGCCTCTTGTATCCTGCCCGGAAAGCTTCGTTTTTATCATTTTTTGCATCCTTTTCACCGAACTGTCATATTGGGCATAGTTTATCAACTTTTCAACAAGATTTAGTGGTTCCTTGAGTTTATTTGTTGATGCGGCCTTGTTTACTTGGGCAATCAGTGACTTTATCATATGTGGCCCCATTTCTTCTCCCGCCTCCTTGGTCAGTCTTTGATCTATAAAGGAAAGCATGGCTCTTGACGCAGTCTCGTATTCCTCTTTATTTCCTTTTCGTGCCTGATCCAATTGCTTTTTCAATTCCCGTATCTCTTCTTTCAGATTTTTAATAATCTCCTTCTTTTCTTCCTTTCCTGTAATACGGAACAAGGTCTCTCCCTGAGGAACAGACGGGATGGTACGTGAACTGCCTGAGAACTCACCAATTCCCAGTTTTGAACGCATGACGGTTTCCTTTGCCACATCAACAGGATAGTTTGACTGTTTCAGTCTGTTGTGGCTTTCATAAAGGATATATCTCAGCTCATTGTCCGTCAGTTCAAATCCCAGATTCACTTTCGCTTTACGGAGCATGTCTATAAAGAAGGTTTTGATTCGTGTCCATAAGGACTGCTCCGCAAAGGTAGCCGGTCCGCGTTCGGACAGGTCTGCCATATATTCCTCTGTTGCTGTACGGATGGATATGTTCTCATTTTCCGCCATCCGGTTGATGGTCTGTCTGATTGATGGTGCGGCATTGTTGTATACATTGTCAAGGAAGGTATCGAAGTCCTTTCCGAACAGCTCACGCAATCCCTTATGTGCCACCACCTCATGGAATATAGTCGCCTGTGCGTCCTCCACGGATGTTGTATTTGGCATATATAGATATACCTTGTTCTCCTTTGGTGAGTACCATCCTTTGATGTTGGCTCCCGATTCGATACGTCTGCGCACCTCGCCTTGTGGAAGCTGGTCTTCGGAAGTGATTTTTTCTATAGGTGTATGAAGAGATTTAGAAAGTTCATTCACTGCTGTATTCATGGGAGCAGACACAGAAACATAAGCCTCCAAAGCGTCGTTTATAAATATCTGGTCTTCTCGTGCTACATCTTCCGTTTCCGAAGCAAGAGTATTGCGGCGTTCCTCAGGTGTCATATTCATACGGGATTGTACATTACGTGCTTCAACTTCACCTGAAAGTTCATTGTATCTGTCGTTTTCTCCACCAAGTCCAAATTTTTCAATAAGAGATTGATACTCATTATAAGCATCCTCATATCCCTCTTTATCATAACCCCGTACCCAAAGATTGAATCCCTTATCAAAAGCATTACGGCTGGGGATAAAGCCATCCCCAAACTCGAATCCATCTGAGTGATATTCATTTACCAAAGCATTATAAACATCCATCTGTGAAGCGTCTTCTCCAAGTTCCTCACGCTTGTCAGCAAACTCTTCAATCATAGACCAGGCATCGCGCTTTTCTTTTAATGCGTCAAGGTGTTTTCTATAAGTCATACTGTTTCCACCACGGGCGAATCCTTCAATTGATTGTACGGTATGCTGTACCTCATGCGCTAAGATACTACGGAAATCCGCTCTGTCTAGGACAGACTCATTCACACGTATCAAGTTTTGGCTTCCATAATAAGTTGCTCCTGTATTGCTTGTAGGGGCGTTGTATATCTCCACGCGTATCTGCTTCAACTCCGGATACGCCTTAAACAAATTCTCATCCTTCACATAATCGTCAAGATAACGCACGTCGTTCGCTTCGTATGTGGCGCGAAGTTCTTCTGCCTTTTCTGATAATTCATCAAAACGGGCTGCCTCTTCTTCCGTCAGCTCTACTCCATCAAACAGTTTGTCGCTTAGCGCATCATACTCTTTGCCCCATGACAGGTTGGACCAAAGTCTGTTTCTTCGCGCAAGTCCTTTCGGATCAATCTCAAAATCCTCCACTTCATATCTCCATTTTCCGTCAGCCCCACGTTCCCAACCTGTAGCCAGCTTGATTTTCCTAGCATTTTCTTTTTCATTTGTTTGGAGAAGAGAAACTAATTTCTTATCTTTGATATTGGAAATAGGAGCAGTTTGTATTTCCCCTCTATTCGTCGGACGATTCCGATCTTCTGTTCCAGCATCGGGCGTTGAAGACAATTCAGTCGAGGAGGAAGGATTTATTAGGGCAAGTTCATTTATGAGTTTGCCCTTTTCTATGTGTGTGAGTTTGTGGTCATAATAACGGTTCCCGTCTTTTTCTTCTGCTTCTACCATACGGACTGTATAATCTTCACTGCCAATTTTCAACCCACATATATAATAATGATAAGCCACTACATTGGGATTTTTCTGTACGTCTTGGTTTTCAGAACTATCTATATATATAGCGTTTTCTATAATTGAAGGAATGGCTGCCACACTCTTGATTTGTACAGTGTCGTTAAGCGTGTCGTGCTGCAATATTTCTTTTAGACCACCGTTCTTGCGGCCTCTTTGTAATTGAATGGTTCTTCCTGTGTCTTTGTTTGTATATTCTCCTTGTAAATTTTTCCCGTATTCCAATGCGTTTTTCTTATACTGTTTTAAATCATCGCTTGGAGTCACTTCTTTGCCCGTAATCTCTATCGGCTCACTCTTCCGCAGCTTCTCAATGCGCCCTTTCTTCGTATTGAAAGCGGATTCCATCTCTCGTGCCACATTCAGGTTATCAAGGCGGGTAGTTGCTTCCTCTGCCTTATCCAGTTTGGACGCGCCTTCCTCTCCAATAAAACGATATCTTACATCCGCTTTTCTTGCATTGAATCGCTTGGAAGGAGGAATAACATTACCTTTGTCGTTACGGGTTATCAGGTCATTCAGTTTTCGGTTGTTTTTTGTATTCTTGTAGCGGTAATCGCTCCTGTCATCATATCCCCATTCGTTGATATCATTTCCGTCCCAATATAGATTTTCGGCTGATACTTCTTCCTTCATAATTCTGTAATTGCCGTTTAAGGCATGTTCTCCATGAACTTTTACATAGGATTCAGACAGGGAAACCCAGTCACCGTTTCTTACCTTTCCTTCTTTCAATGATTTTGGAACGGCACGATAGATGGTAACGGTCGGTTTTTCTCCTTTGTCAATGGCAGACAATGCTTCATTGATTGCGGCGGCACTTTCATTTTTGTATTGATCCCTGTTCATGCGAAGCTGCTCATTTAAGGATTCGCGTATCTGATCTTTGTTTGCGGCAATGTCAACCATGTTTTTATCAATACCTTCCTCATCATAAGAGGGGGCGCGGTGTGCCATTCTGAATTCATCGGCGGAAACATAACCGTTTCTTCGTGCGGATTCGTTTATGATGTCACGCATACGGGCTTTATTATTTTCTTCCATAGCCTTGAAATAAGCCTCATCCATCTCTTCATCCGTCATCAGTTCAAATTCCTTTAGACGCTTCTTTTCCGATTCGGCTTCTTCCTCCGCACGTTTACGGGCGGCTTCCATCATATTACGGGCTTTCATTTCCTCTTGCACGTATTCATCTCTCAAGGCATCCACATCACCGAACTTTTCATACAGCTCTTTTTTGATCGGAGAAAAAACTTTTACGAATTGCCCTAATGACAGGTTGGAGTTTTGGAGACGCACATTTCTGCTGATTGATTTGAAAGCATAACTTGCGCCACCCAGATTTTTCATTTTCATGGATTGTGCGTACTTTTTTACATCGGCTTCATCAAGGTTGTGCTTGTTGGCGAAAGAACTTATTTCCTCATTTCCAACCTCGCGAAACCGGATGTCACTGCCTTCGGAAGTAAGTATCTCATTGCTTTCGTCATTCATTGCGCGTAAGCCGGAATATTCGGCTTCAAGTTCCTGCTGTTCCTGGTTCAGTTCCTGTTGCTCGGAGAAAACAGCGTCTCTCTCAACGGAGTCATTTCCGGCTTCTACCAGAATATCCTCCAGTTCTATCTTCCTGTCCTCTATTTCGGCCAGTCTTGTTTCTATGTCCTTCATTCTGTCCGCATTGGCGGATTCTATGGAAGGTGCAAGTTGCACAGGATTCACGCTCTTGTATTCAGAGAACGGCTTTGTCTTTTTTACAGAAGAATCAATCCATTTATAGAACTCATCCTTCGTTACTTCTGTAATGGTACTTATTCGGTTCTCCCAACCGGGAGAATAGTTTGCAAGATAAGAGGAACGTGCTTCATCCATAGACGGAAAACCGTACATTACCTTACTTTCGTCAAATTCACCCTTTTCATTGAGCTGGTCTACTACAAACACATTTCCTTCGGACGGATTGTCTGACAGGAAGATGTCTATATGGTCACCGTCCACGGCTTTCGTGCCACGGATATAGCCGTAGTCGTTGTTCATGGTAATGCTCCATTCCTGTCCGTTGGCATCCTTTCCGCTACGGACGGATCCTTTCGGATTTTCTATGGTAATATCATATCCATCAAGTTTAATGTGACCTTTCTTATAGTTCCCGGCTTCCTTCTGCGCTTCAGTAGGAGAGGTGTCGACCATTTCGCGTGCTTCCGCGATATGGTCTAGGAGTTTGTTTGTGGATGTGTTATCTTGTACATTGTCATTCTGAGGATGCAGTCCTTCATCAGTCTGTCCTTCCATTTGTCCGGATTTTCCTTGATATCCTTCAGTTCCGACGGCATGAACAGGTTTTTCTCCTTGCAGAACCGCATCGCCTCTTTCGCGTATGCCAAATATTCCTCCTTGCTCATCGCTTTTACGCGTTCCGATTCCTTCGTCAGTTGGATTCTCTCTTCTGTTGTCATATTCTTGTTGCTTTATTATTTTATCGGCAAATGTATTATAAAATTCAGACTTTTCTTCATTCGAATAGACATTTGATTCAGAAAAGGCCTCATCATTAACCCATGCTTCATATTCATCCGGAGACATGTGGTATTGTTCTTGGTAGAATTGTTCTTTTAGTTCATCCTCATATTCTTTTTCCGCATCTATGGCGCGTTGCGCTTCTGCGGTTCTGTTGTTTCTTATCATATTGCTGATATCACCAAAAGTTCGGCTTTGTTGTAGAACGGATAGGATCGCGTTTGTGCCGGCCATGCCGGTATTGTCATTTTCCAGTCCTTCTTTCGCCACTATTGCCGGATAACTTTCATGGGCGATGCTTATCAGTCTGTCTCCGGCTTCTTCTACGGTCATACCCCCCTTCTCTTTTTTTCTGAAGATGGAAAGAAATGGCGTCAGGTCTTTGTGACTTAAGCCAGTCATGTTTCTGACACTTCTTTCTCCTGTCATTTGCAGGAACAGGGATTTTCCCAGTACCAAGGATGCAAGCTCTTCCAAAGTTTCCGGCTCGGTACGTGACAGAATTTCCTGAACAAGAGGATTTTCCGGAAGCTCCGTATCCGTTATTGACTCAGATATTTTCGCAGCAGGCTTCTGAATACTATTTTTCCTGCCAGTGTCCGGAATTCCCTCTGGTCCCATGCGTTCTTCACCTGTTCCCTTAGCTTCGGGTCTCTTCTCAGTTCCTCTTTCTTTGCCTTGTTCGCTTGTTTCTGAAACTGGTACGGGCTCATTTGTGTCATTTCCATTCGTGCCAGTCTTACTGCTTTCTGATATTCCATTTGTTTGGTTATTATTAGTTTCTGTTATGGGTATGACAGAGTTGTAGAAATTCTTTATTTCTTCATTCTCCGCTTTTGCTTCTCTAATAGCGTCCCTTATCTCATTTCTTTTTCCCCGTGTGGCGGATGACAGGGATTCATTCAATTTAGCTATCTGTGCATCACTCGCCTCTATATCCTTTCTCAAGTCATCCAGAGCGGTTTCAAGTGATTCTGTCAGATTTGTGTATTGGAATGACTGCTGTGGCGTCAGAGATTCATAATCAATGCTTCCGTCCTTCTTTTTAGGAAAGGAGGATATAAGTTTGTCCAGTTCGGATTTTTCATAAGTCGGACTCTCTGTGCTTTCCTGCAATGGTTGGTTTCCCATCTCTTTTCCTTCAGGAGCGGTTTCATTTGTTGAACTCTTGGATTTTTTCACCCAATCGGTGTACTCTTGGACGGGAACCGCACCTAACTGGTATGCTTCATTTTCCAATATATTCATTGATACCTCATCGCTTTTGACCTCATTGTACTCATCGGTTGGAACGACAAACATACCTCCGATTTCCTCATCAAAACCGATAATGGTCATACTTTCTCCTTCTGGAGTGATATAGGAGGCGCCGATTTCCGGAGCCGCTTCCGCATCATCTTTTCTTTGTGCGTCAAATAGCGACTGTTTGTATTTGAAATATTGCTCTTCTGTCACGAGTACGGAACCTGTTTCATTACCGTTGTTGTCTATGATCTTCCCGGACCATCCGCCGGGAACTTCCTCATCAAGTACTATCTCTTTGCCTCCTGTATATATCTTGTCACCTTTTTCGGGTTGTAATGCAAGTACTTCCGGACTGAATTTCCGAATTAACTCTTCCTGTCTTCTATTTTCATCCTCTTGTGCGTATTCAGTCCGTATTCCGGCTTTGTCCACATTGTCTTTCATGGCCCGGAGTTGTTCATCGCTGACAGAAACCGGCTCCCGACTTCCTTCCATGAGTATGGACCAATTGCCCATTGTATCCTGACCAACAACAGAAATGCCGGTCACTGTGCCATTATCATCCGCTATGCTGAATGTCTGTCCTGCGGATATGGGCTGTGCTTCCATGATTGCGGCATCGGCGTTGTATGCGCCAAGCATTTGTTCAAGAACTTGATCCCGTCCGACCATTGAGATCTCTGTGTCTGCATTGATTCTTACAGTCTTGGCATTATTCTCATCAAATGAGGCGAATATCGGACCTTCTGGACCGTTTTCCAATGGCACTACCATGAGTGTGCCTGTTTCTCCGGGTTGCCCAGTGGCATCTATACCATTTATGACAACTCCGTAACTGTGCTCCTTGTCTCCGAATCTTCCTAACGGAATAGTGACAACTTGTCCTTGGGGAGACATTTGCTGGACTTTGACAGCCGCCTGTTCATATTCGGAAGCATGAGCCTCATCCAATGCGTCCTCAACTGCGTCATGACGGTCTTTCTGCCGTAGGTAGTCCGTAGCCAAACGTCTGGTCTCTTCGTCCATGACATCCAGCATTTCCGCACGTTGGGCGTCATTGGCACCGGCAAGCGCATCTATGGCTTCATCATCCAGTACGGATGAAAGGCGTTCACGGGAAACTTCCTCACGGAGGACTGTCGTGCGCATGGCTACTGGATCATGAGTTGTATAGATATCCGTTCCCTCTTCTTGTGCTGCCGTGCGCTTTTCGGACTCCTCACGGGTCTGCTCTCCTGCAATGTCCTCCATGGCATTGTTCTTCGCAATGTCAAACGCATATTCTATCTCGGCCTTTTTCTCTTCCTTGCTGAGGCTACCGTCATTCATGGTTTCTTTGATGAAAATCCTTATGTCGTCATTGCCACGTTCTTTTGACATACGTTCCAGTTCGGACAGTTTCTCCTGTTGTTCTTTGGTCATGTTTCCGAAAGCCGCATTCATCTTCTGGCGGTGTCTTACCCTTTCAGCCCCCATGCTTCCAAGTCCTAATAAGCCGAAAGCGACGGAAGTGGGAGCCAGTCCAAGGAATGTGTCTATATTGTTGTCAAGGTCTGTGGCTTCTTCCAAGGTCATTTCACCTAACGGGACATTTGCAAGATTATTATACACCTCTTCCATATATTCTTCGGGTAGCCCGTGGAACTGCGCTTTTTTTGCGGCTTCTTTGAAAGTAGGGTTGTTCTTTATCTCCCTGTATAGCTTACCGGCCCTGCTGTTCGTTATATATTTCATGAATTCACTTGCGCCACCGGGAACGGTCTCTTCCACATTCTTCCATATTCCTTTGCCCAGTCCTTTGAATGCGTTGAAAATCATCTCGGATTGGTTCTCAAGAAAAGTGGAAGCGATTGATTTGCCGATGGCTTTACCCATATCCATTCCTCCTTCACGTCCTCCATAAGTCAAGTTTCCATCCTTGTCAACATCAAACAGAATATTCCCCATCATTCTGTCTTGTGCTCCTGCGGTGACACGCGCCAGTCCTGTTGTTCCTTCCATTCCTGCTGCGGCCAAAGCGTCTCCGGCAAGACGTGCCCCCATTTTTGACATTCCTTTTTTCATGGCGGACGCGCCGAATTTCTTCATACCGTATTTTAGAATGCTTTTGGCTATTCCCTCACCTGCCGCCGATATCGGGTTTATGGCGAATTCCAGCATGAACGGGATACTGGCTCCTGTGGCTTGTCCAGCCTTGTATCCTCTTCCCAAATCGGAGGAATAATAGGCGTTGACCGCCATGTTGGTGACAGCGGCGTCAAGCAACTTCTCTTCAGAAGGTGAGAGCTTTTCTCCTTTATCCGCTTTCTCCACCACATTTTTCAGACGGATGCCGCCTATCATGTCGGATATGCCTAAAGTCCATTGTTTGGGATCAAATGCGGTATCGGCGAAACCACGCGCTAGACCGCTAAAAAAGTTTGTTTTTCCTTTCTTCCCGGCTTCCTCTATAATATTGTTCGATTCATCAATAAGGTCTTTCGCCCCTTCCAGATAAGTCCTTTCTCCTCGGTACTGTGCTAATGTAGGATCTTCCCTCGTATTCATTCTGGCATTCACCATCGCATTACCGGAATCGTCTCTTAGTATTTTCTTTTGTTCAGTAATCTTTTCCTCTATGTCATCAAGGTCTTTGTTTACTTCATTGGTCAGGGTGTTAAGATGGGAGCCTACGCTCTTTTTGGCAAATCTAGCAAGGTCACGTTTCATGTCCGTACCATAACGTGAGGTTATCTCTTTATTGTATATGTCCTGATATGGTTCTAACTCCTTGCTAATGACCTCTCCGTAGGTCTTCTGAAACGCTTCGTTTGCTTTTTGGTTAAGTTTGTTCCCTTTATATTGTTGTGACAGCTTCCTGTATTCGTCTGAGGCAAGAAACTGGTTGGCATATTTGTCTTGAATCTCCTTCTGTATTCCGGCCATTTCTTCCGAAAGCTGTCTTCCTCTTTCTGTCAGGGAAAACCTGTCACGATAGTTGTTATATACATCATTCATGGACGATATGGAACGCGGGGTATATTCCTTGTCCAGGCGGCTTTCTTCTTCTATGCGTATTTGCTCAATTCTGGATTTCTCCGCATTCTGCATTTGTTCTTCACGCTGCTGCTTTTCCTGCCATTTCTCTTTCTCACGTACTTCATTCATGTGTCCATACAGGGCGGTGCCGCTTTCACCTGCAATGTATTCATTGCCATAGTCTGATCTCACTTCCTTAGTGAGATCAGACACTTTGGGTTTTCCTGCTGGAGTTTCTTTCTGTTGTCGGATCAGTTTCTCTTCAATCTTCTTGTTCTGCTGTTCCCATACGGAATAAGGGCTTGCAGGTTGTATGCTTTCTGTATCATTGACAAAATCATAAAACTGTGGACTTCTGTCCTTCTCAGAGGCTGTTCTTACTTGTTCACGTAATCCGGGAGCATCCGTGCCATAGGAATGAGGAGCTGCATTCTTCTCCTTGAACTCTTTCTGTCTCGCATCAAAGATTGAATCCGCTTCCGTTTGTGTTCCGACACCACCTGAATATGTTCTTGAAACAGGGTCATATCCGTTGCCTGTTTGAAAGTAATCAGACTTTGGAGTTTGAGGGGGGGTGTTAGGTTGCTGTATTTGTACAGAGGAATCAACTGGTTGCATGAATTGATTAAAGTCCTCATATGAGTCAGAGTATCCGGTCTTATCCTTTAATACGTCATATACTTTCTTTCTGGCTGTATTATTATCTTGCATGATTCATGTTATTTTAGTGACCAACTATTATTCCCCTTCAATGACCATGATTTGTTTTCCGGTTTTGAAGAGGGGTTGAACGCTTCTCCGCTTTCCACTTTTTGCTGTTTCCCATAAATGGAGAGAATATAATCTCTCATGCCTTTTATGGATTTGGGGCGTTCATCCGCTTCAAGGCCAAATGTTTTTTCCAAATCGTTATACATTAGTGCGACATCTTCATTTTTATTCAGGTCATAGGCTCTTGTACTGCCGGAAAAGCCTTTTTTCCCACTTATGCGATATGAAGGATATTTATTTTTTTTGCCATTTTGCTTTTGAGAATCATTATCTATTCTCATTAGACTGATTCCCTCTGTGGCTTTATTATGTCTTTCGATTTCCGCCTGTTTAGCGGCGTTTTCTTCCGCCTTACGTTTGGATTCTGCCGCTTTTGCAGCCTGCTCGGTTTCAAACTTATATGTGTTCCAGTTGTATTCCCGTTCTGCTGCTGCTTGTTGTGCCTTCCATCGGTCTTGACGGGCCTTCTCTACATCTATTCTCGCTTGCTCGGCCCTGTCACGTGCGATCGCTCCGATATAGTCCTGATAATTCTGACGTGACAGATTGTCCCTGTATTGGCGTATTCTGTCAATACGTGCTTGGCCTTCACGTCCGGCTCCTGAAAGATTCATTGACGGATTGCCTCTTCGTGTCCTTACCACATTCACCAGATTGGCCAGAACACTTCCTACAGCATTGATACTCTCGGCGGCACGTAAACGTCTTTCGGCATTAATTCTGTCCTCCTCGCTTTGTAACGGGTCCCGTCCTCTCAGGGCTTCCGCAAGTTCGGTGTAAGATAATCCCTCTTGTCCTTTTTTCTTGCGATAAGAAGCCACTCCTGACAGGTATGCGGCCGGTGACAGCTGGGGATGAGCCGCATAGGCTTCTTGTGCGCTCATTTCCTGCCACGGCTTTTCTGTACCAGGAAGCTGGACGGGAAGCTTGTCCGCATTTTCCCGTTCTTGAACGGTATTGACTGTAGACACACTCGTCGCAGGTTTTTGAACAGCCACCGTGGGACGTAACGGCAACTGTTCCCGTGCGTTTTCCTCAGCTTGTCTCGCCACAGACTCATCATGGAACTGCCGCTCTTCCTCCGGATTGACAATGCCGGCAGCTTCTTTTCTTTTTTGATAATTGGTATATCTGTCCGTAACTGCCATACCTGCTATTTCTTTTTAGTGATTTGACTGGCTACAGCACCGCCTATGGGGCCACCGAAAACAGTGGCCGCAGCCGTTATACCTGTATTGAGAAGACCTCCTAATGCCGATGATTCCTGTTGGGCCTGTTGTTGTTTCACATTATTGATAGCCTCCGTATATGATCGGTTTGCATCCAGATAATTTTTCATGGCCTGATCTTTTTTGGCAGTGGCGGTTGAGGCTATTCCGGCTGTAATATTTTCAAGTGACTGGTTTGCTCCCTGCTTCTGCAAGGCAATGCTCTCATCTGTAGCACCTGTTACAGCGGCAATTCCTGCTGTCCGTTTGTTATTTGCCATCAGCATTTCTCTGGCTTGACGCAGAGCCGCCTGATTCGCACTATCCTGGAGAGGATCAGCGTAAGCCTGTTCCTGATAATAGTTCATTTCAAGATCCTTCGCTTTTTGAAGATCTTTGATTGATTCCTTATAGGCTTTATTGCCGCCTAGAACACTGGATAAAAGTCCCATAAATCGTAAATTGCACTTTATTATTTAATATCAAAAGTAATCAGTTACATTTGTATCATGTTGATATAATGCAAGACGGAAGTATATTGTATAAGGAAGGGGACAAGGTGGCTCTTGATGGAACCTCATGGAAAGGCACGGTTGTCAAAGTTGAGTCGGACGATAATATATGCGTGGAACTTGACAATGGGATTACCATGTTTGCCCGTCCGGAATTATTGCATCTTTGCACTAAGGAAAACACAAAGCCTCTTCATGATGAAAATGGTAAATTTACAATAGGACATCCAAAGGTGGGGGGAGTTAAAAAAGGATACAGGACTGTCCGTCATTATCGAAACAAGCTTATGGAACAACTGGCTCCGTTTATTGAGAGTATGGGGGAGATAATAGAGGCTATTGATGATCCTAGTGATAAAGTGCTTGCTGTTTCCCGAATTATCAAATATGCCATGCCGTCTCTTTCGTCCGTAGACTTTAAAGAAAACGCAAAACGAGATCTCTCAGCGGAGCAGAAGATAGCCCAGCTCAATGCAAGGTACAGAAACTTGCCTGATCCGACTGTCGATGAAGAAGGAGAGGAAGGGCATGAAGACTGACAATATTGGTGTATATTTTGGAATTTGGATAACCATTGTATTACAGTTGTCATATTAATTTGTGTTATGTAATAATCGTAATACATTTAATATATGGCAGAAATAATCAATTTTAGACCGACTCCGGATGTGGTGCAGATGATAGAGAGTCAGAAAGCAAAAGGCGTCAATATCAGTCGTTGGATTAATAATCTTCTTATAGGTGCGGATAAACAGGCCGACAGCTTGAATTTGCAGATTTATACAATACCTGAAGACGGGGTAAACCTGTATGACAGTACAAAGTTAGCTATTGATCAGATGATATCACTTCATTCAATTCCATTCAGCCGGTTGAGCATATCTAGGTACAGGGAGGCCAATGATATTATAAAACAAGCAGGCATGGATTATTATCGCTTTAAAATAGACGAAGATAACTATATCTCAATAATAGCGGTGAACAGAGAAGAGGCTTCTGTGGAATTTTCCCGATATTATATGAAATTTGAAAATAAGGAATATGTCCGAACATCCGTACCATTACCTGTTTACAGGTTTGATGTCAAGAACAAGGTGGTAATCATTATAGCAAGCGAATAATGGAAATATGTAAGACAGATACAGTACGATTGCTCAGACTGTTAAAAGAAGCGGCCTTAATAATTGAAGACAATTGTAGAGGCATACGTTCGCTAGATAAGGCCAGACAGTTGCGACAGATGGCAAAGAAAATTCAACGGAAAAAATAATTCAAATCGATATAGAAAGGAATCAAATGATAATAGCATGGTTTTCTTGCGGTGTAACATCCGCAGTAGCTTGTAAGATTGCATTGAGCTTGTATAACGATGTACAACTCTATTATATCGAAACTGGTTCCGGGCATCCAGATAATGTCCGATTTATCTCAGATTGCGAGAGATGGTACGGGCGGCCAATTCATACCATTCGCAGCGATAAGTATCTTAACGTAGAGGATGTGTTGGCTAAGAAAAGATTTATTAATGGTCCTACTGGTGCAGCTTGCACATTCGAATTAAAGAAACAAGTCCGTTACAAGCTGGAAAAAGAGTTGGGAAATTGGGACGGTCAAGTCTGGGGATTCGACTTTGACCCGAAAGAAATAAACCGTGCTGTCCGCTTTAAACAGCAATATCCTGATACAAAGCCGTTGTTCCCACTTATCGAGCGACAGATAACCAAGCAAGATGCAATGGGAATGCTTTGGAAAGCCGGCATTGAAATCCCTGCCATGTACAAGATGGGTTACAATAACAATAATTGTATCGGTTGTGTCAAAGGTGGAATGGGCTACTGGAATAAGATACGGAAGGATTTCCCGAATGTGTTTGATCGGATGGCTAAAATTGAACGAGAAGTAGGAGCAACGTGTCTGAAAGACCAATCTGGAAAAATATTTCTTGATGAGCTTTCTCCTAACCGTGGAGAAATGCCGGAAGAGATGATACCGGATTGCTCTCTTATATGCCAAATAGAATTTCAAGAATTACTTGACCGGCAGGTAGAACGAGTATTGAAAGGAGAAATTAGTATTAATGATGTAGTCTGAAAAGCTCAAAACTGAAGAAAAATGAAGCAAATAGTGATTGGTGATAAGCCTTTAATGCAAATATCAGAAGAGGATATTTTGCAGGTTGCAGTAATTCAAGGATGCTGCGCTCATCCTGACTATTGGAATTATCCAACTTTAACCGAGTATGATAATACCATGTTTAGAGATTCAGTATGGTGCTCATACAAATCTACACGGAAAGAGGATAATCGAGATAGTGGCGAAATTACTTTCTTTTTTAATCCCGAAGATTTGTCCTACCACTATCATAGAGAGTGGTCAACAGAAAAATGGCATGGAGAACGTCTTGGGTTAAATGCAATAAAGTTCTTGATTGAAAAAGGCTATGATGTGCCAATTTATTAATTCAAATAAAGTAAGAAATGAATGATGGAGTTTATTTTGACCAGAATGGTAGCGAGGTAATCGTAATCAATGGATTTGAATACTCACGCGAAGAATTTGATTCCCTTGTGGATATGTGTGGAGATTGCAATATGTAATAACAGGAACAGAAATGAATAAGATTAAGCTAAAAGGATTGTCCGATAAACGTTATGCAATGTCAGAATTGGTCGGTGATGCTTATCGGCTCAATTCTAACAAAATCTCCATTTTGGCGGCAACTGTTGAACTTTTGGCAAAAGGTACTCAACATCAAAAGGATGCAGAAGAAATAATAAAAGGGTGTTATCCCCAGTATTACAATGATTAATAACAAGAAAGAAAGGAGTGAAAAATGAAATATCCTAAAGTAAAGAAAAAGAAAAAAATTAAAAGAGATTGTCATAACTGTATTTTATTTGCTTCATGTGCAGATAGATATCATATTAATGCTGTGGATTGCAAAAGGTTTCGATTTTGTTCAATGTGTAAAAGTACATAAAAGGAAAGAAATGAATATAGATACAGAATTTAACGTAGGAGATAATGTATGCTATCTTAGTGGAGATAATATTATCCATACGACTATAAGCAAAATAATTATCGAAATATCCTATGCTGATGATAGTTTTCTTATGGTTTATAAGCTGTCAGATGGACTAAGTGTGCCCAGAAACAATTATCCCCAATGGGGAAAAAGACTTTTTAGAGATAAGGATAGTTTAATAAAATATTTATCAGAATTAAACTAAAATGAGTCCTATAGTAAATGATGCTTATAGACTTAGGAAGCTTTTAGAAAAAGCGACAGGACTTAAAGTCTATAAATCAGACTTGCTGACCAATTATTTCAATACCTATTTAAGTATAGTGCAAGAGTACAAAAACGAAACCAATGCGCATATAACAGTCGCACAAGGCAGTTGGTCAATTGAAGACGGTGGAGAGTATAAAATTTCGCTTTATACTCCTACGATCATTATTTCCAATAAAAAAATGATAAATGTAAATTTTGTAAGAGATATAGCTTATAAAATCGTGGAAGTGTTAAATAATAAATTTGGCGAAGGCAATTGGAATACATGTAATGAGGAACAGAGATGTTGGCTACCCATGTCTCGAAATTCATTCTATTTGCAGATCCCGAATTTTGAGAAGTATTAGTTAGAAAACAACGAAAACATTTCTTGCTTGGTTAAATAACTGTAATTAAAGAGGGGAAAGGCGTTCATATTGTCTTTTTCCTCTTTAATTTTGTCGTGAATTAAAATATTAATCGCAATGCGATAGCCAATGACAATCTAGGGTTTGTCAAAGGGTTTGTCGGCGTTTTTTTTGACATGCGTGATAATTGCTTGTAAATCAGTTATAAAAAGTGATTGTACTTGTAGCCCTTCTAAGGCGTGGGTCTTGCGTTCGAATCGCAACGGAATCACATAAAAAAAGCTGTATCTTCTGAGGGTACAGCTTTTTTTATGGAAATATTTA